CGGGGAGATTGCCCGAATCCCAGAGAAGTAAACTTAACGCCGTCAGTAGTGGTGAAATCGCCATCCGCCCAGTCTCCGAACTTAAACCGGTATCCGTAATCGTTTATTATACGCTGGTTGTATTGTAATTGCGCTTGCAGGGATGACAGCAGCTTCCTGGCTTTCGGCTCCGTCTCGCCGATGAGCAGCATGTATTTCATGTCGTTCATTGCAAGATAAAGGAAAAGAGGAATACCCATATCGATATGCACGGATTTTGCGGCGGAACGATACCATTCAGCCAGGGCGCGGATGTGCCGGTTCTTTATGATCTCTTTTGCCAGCCTTCTATGAAACCATGCGCATTTTTTCTTTGCGTAGTTGGGAAAATAATACTCAAACCATTTGATATAATCCGCTTCAAGTGCTTTTATACGGCGTGCCTTGTCTGTCGGGCTTTCGTTTATCCTGATGCTGGTAGACTGTGCAATGCGCCGGCAATGCTTGTCGTAGTCATTTAATATTTTATCGTATTTTACTGACATATAATGCTTTGATTAATCACGATTCAAGCGTGATGCGGTACTGGAGGAATAGTTTATGCCATCGTGTGAACTGGATTGCCTGTGCCGGTTCCTGCTCCGCCATCCAGTTGTCGAATTCACGGAATACATCCATGACGGTACGCACATTTATCTTTTTGTCAAGCTGGTCGATGGCAGACATGATTTTGCTGAGCTGGTCGGCTTTTACGTTTGATTCCTGTCCCAATGCCAGTTTCTCCGCTTCTTTTAAAAGCAGTTCTTTGATTTTGAGCGGGGTGAGTTGCGCCTCCGTCTTCCGGTCATCCCATGACTTCTCGCCGCCACGCCCTTTTTTCCATCGGCTGACGGTCTGTTCCGTAATACTTAAATTTTCAGCGATTTCGCGCCCGGTGAGTCCGAGGCGGATATACATATCCTCGGCTATCTCACGTTTTTTTTCGTTTGTTATCTCTGCCATACCTACCTTATTTTTAGACAAAGATGCAATGACAAAAAATGAAAAAGAAGAAAGTGTTCAAGCCTTAAAACATACAGTTCAAGGGGTGTACAGATAGTTGTGAAGGTGAAAAAAGGAGATTATGTTTGCTGAAAAATAAGCGACACGATGGGAAAAAGGAAGATTGGTAAGGTGAAGTTGTACGGTGAGATTTATCCGTATTCTGAAAATTCGGCAGCAGAGTTTATCACCCGATTTGATGCAGCGTGCAAAGATGTTGACGAAATGGAAGTGCTGGTGCATACACAGGGAGGTGACGTGATGGAAGGAACGCTGATCTATAATCACATTAAGGGATGCGGTATCCCGGTTAATGTGGTAATCGTCGGAGTGTCGTGCTCTATGGGGACTATCATAATGATGGCGGCCAGCAAGGTTTATATGTGTGAAAACTCCTACCTGATGGTTCATGCTCCGCAAGGCGGATGCTTTGGAACAGCGGCGATGATGGAAAAAGCCGCCAAGGGACTCAGAGGCATGGAGAAGAATTTTAAGAAAGTGTATGCTGCCAAGACGGGAAAGACTGAAAAGGAGATTGAGGATTTATTGGTAGGTGATAACTGGTTTACAGCGCAGGAAGCGGCGGAGGCAAAATTAATAGACGGTATCGTGGCTCCGATAGCTACAGATGTGACGCAATCCGCGGAGGAACTAAAGACGCAAACGCCCACTGCGCTGTATCACCGGTTTTCGGCTTGTCTAGACAAAGCAGATAGTAATAATCATAAAAACGAGAGTAAAATGGACAAAGAGGGATTGATTAAGGATTTGGGACTGACAGGAGTAACGGCACAAAGCACGGAAGAGGAGATAGAAGCCGCAATAAAAACTAAGCTGGCGGCAGAGAAACAGCGTGCGGATGATGCGGAACGTACCAACAAAGAGGCGGAAGCGAAGCGGATTACAGACGCTGTGAATATGGCAATAGACAGCAAGAAGATTGTGGCGGAACAGAAGGAACTGTATGTAGGTATTGGAAAGAAAACGGGTTACGATTCTCTTGTAGCCGTGTTGGGAGGCATCAAGCCGGCACCTTCGCTGGTAGATGTAACAAGAGGTGGCGCGCAGGCTCATGCGGGTACCCGTTCGGATTGGAAATGGGAGCAATGGCAGAAGGAAGACCCGCGCGGACTGGAGGCGATGTCCAAAGATGATCCGGAAAAGTTTAAGGCACTCTATGAGGGGGCGTTCAAATAACAATAATTTAAGTAGAAACAAGTTGATTTTTTAAGGAAGATGAGAAAGATGACAGGGAGAATTATCACGGCTTCGGTAGGCGTGGTGGTAAGTTTGATTATGGGTTGTTTAATTGCCCTTTGTTTAGACATCCCCATGTGGGTGGGAGCTGTGTGCATGGTGGCTGTAGCTGTGGCTGCAAGTTTTATCCGTCTGCCTAACGGACTGCGTGCAGGAGTGTATGTTGAGGTGTGGACGCGTCAGGTGGTGGAACACTACACGCATGCGATGGAGGGGACATTCCTTGACGGGATACCGGACTTCAGTCAGTACTCGGAGAATGACGTAATACATTTGAGTGATGTTTCCGGTGACCCGACGGTACTTGTTGATAATACGACATACCCGCTTGATATAGAGGAACTGGAAGATGGTGATGTGTCTATTAAATTAAGCAAGTTTGAGACGAAACCGACACAGGTCACCGACGATGAATTATACGCGCTTGCTTATGACAAGATGGCGCTCGTCAAAACGCGGCATGGCGATAAGTTGAGTGAAGGTATGTTGGATAAGGCTATTCATGCTTTTGCCCCTTCGGAAGACACAACAGAAACTCCGGTTCTGACTACTTCGGGAGACCCTGACGAGGATGGACGTAAAAAGCTGGTACGCGCCGACATCATCAAATTACGCCGACAACTGGATAAACTGAAAGTGCCTAAAAAAAAACGTCGGCTGGTATTGTGCAGCGATCATGTCAATGACTTGCTGGAAGTAGATCAAAAATTCCAGAATCAGTATCATGATTACACTACAGGGGTTATCTCCAAGATGTACGGGTTTGAAATCTATGAGGCCGCGAATTGTCCGTTGTTTGACAGCACGACGAAAAAAAGGAAAAGTTTCGGAGCCGTGTCGGGCGCAAACGACTATGAGGCATCCGTGTTCTTCTATGTTCCGAGAATGTTCAAGTGCAAGGGCAGTAATAAGATGTATTACAGCAAGGCGGAGACTGACCCGATTTACAAACGTAACATCGTGAGCTTTACCGCGCGATTTGTAGCACTGCCTCAGAAGAAAGAGAAGGCTGTGGGTGCGATTGTGTCGGTAAAAGCATAAGAGAGCGTTTAAACGGTATTTAAACAAGGGAAACGGGAGTGGTATTCCCGTCTCCTGATAACAAAAAAGATATGGCAAAGAAGGACAAGAAAGCGGAGATGCAGCGTCTGTGTGAGGAACTTGGCGTTGACACGTTGTACTACAACACGAAAGGGGAGTATTTTACAAACGAGAGTTATGCGCGTATCAGTGAGGGTGGCGACAAGGAAAAAGTGGGCATCTACGAACGCGAGAAAGAAAAACCGGAAGTGGTTAATACTACAGAGGATGAGTAACAGGGTAAATATCAGCAAAGGGAAGGTCGGCAGAAGCGTGCTGGGCAGTTACGAGAAGATATCGGGACTGGCGGGATACTTCGGAGCAGTGGGCAGCGGCAAGACGACGCTGGCAGAAGGTGAATATGCGTTATTGGCGGCTGCGACGGATATGGCAGCCTATGGCATCAGCGAGGCGGCTAATCCGCTTTTGTATCACCATATTTCGGAATATTTCCGTATAGGTGGAAAGGGCGCGCAGTTATACGTACTGAATGTGAGGAAGGTGGAGAATGCCGGCTTTGCGGAACTGGTTGCGGATAAAAGCGTTCAGCGGATGATTGCGGGTACGGATGGTAAGATATTCAATCTGGGATTTGCCTATGTTCCCGCTGATGCTTCCGCTGTCGTGGACGGGTTGCCTGCCGAGATCGTTCCGGCCATCAGAGCAGCCCAGAAGCTGGCAGACTGGACGCAACAAACAAACAGACCTGTACACATTGCCCTTGAATGTGCGGGACTCGGCAATGTAACAGCGGGCACGATGCTTGATTTGCGTGACTTGCAGACGGACGGCGTACCGACGGATTGCCCGCAAGTATCGGTCATGATCGGACAGGATTGGGATTTTGCGGAAACGCTGAAAGGCAGCCAGCAGAAGTATGCCGACATAGGTGTGTTGTTGGGATGCATGGCTGTTCAGCCTGTATCGTACAATATCGGCGAGGTAGCTACGATGATGCTGACGGATGCGAACCGGGGAAATTGGGTGAATGCGGGATTTTCCTCACATGAGAAGGTGAAGGAGAAAGAGAGCGAACTGGACGGATTGAACCGTAAAGGATATATTTTCGGTGAATATTACTCCGGTGTGGTGTGCCTGAATGATGATCATGTTTGCGCGCGGATTATGGAGGATAAGGACGGCAATATGAGTGAAAGCACGATTGCTCTCAGCCGGACGAATTGCAAGGTAATGAGGGAACTGTACGCCGCTTATTTGACAAAAGTAAAAAGCACTGTCCCTGTAGACCCGAAAACGGGGAAAATGGGAACAGGTACAGTGAAGTATTTTGAGGACATCGGTAACGATGTGTTTAGCAACATGGCGGCGCGTCAGGAACTGTCAGGCGGAGAAACGGAAGTAGACGGTGACAGTAACCTGATGATTGGCGAACGGGTGTTGAAAGTGTTTTTTCGATGGGTGCCAATGGGGTGCATTGGAAGCATCGACGGGACGGTGAATATTAAAACGTCAATTTGAGTATGAAGATACGTAGAGATGGAAAAGCCTATGACGGTGCGGATGTTACCGTTTTTGCTCTTGGACAATTTTGGGAGGAAGTAACTGAAATCGACTACACTACGACGCAGGAGCATCAGAAAAACTATACGCTTGGATCGCACAGGGCAACTAGCTGGAGCCAGGGAAAGATTGATGACACAGGCAGTATTACTATGATGATGAATCAGGCGGTAGCGATTGAAAACGCCTGCGGCGGTGACTTGCTGAGCATCAAACCGTTTCCCATCAATGTGACGTTCGCGGACGGATTCAATCAGATAGTCAACGATACGATCCTGGCGAAGTTTCAGGGGCAGGGACGAACCGTAAATACAGAAATGGGATTGAGTAAGCAGTACGAGTTGTTTGTGCTGGAGGTGAAGTATAACAGAGTTTAGGAAACAGTTAAAACATTTAGAAAGATGGAAATTACAAATGAGTTTATTGAGAGCAAGAAAAATGAGTTTCCCGGCTGCAAGATTGCCGGAGTGACATTGATGGCCAGTGATGAGAAAAGCGTAGCACTGGAGGTTCTGGTGCGCAGTCCGAACAGACAGGTTATCAGCGAGGCTGAGAAGTGGGAAGCGACGAATCCGGGGAAGGCCAAGGAAATATATGTCAAGAACTGTTTGCTCACGGATGTCGAGAAGGTAATGGCGGATGATAACCTCTTCTATCAGGTGTATTTTGCCATCTCTGATCTGCTCCCTTTTCAGAAGCCCGAAATCAGGATATTATAGAGGGGTGCCCGCCCCTGCTGGATACGGTAAATGTTGACTACGTGCGAAAGTACAACGCTTTGATGAGCTTTTATTTTCATATTCCGTATCCGGAAGGACTGCCTGATGAGATTTGGGCGGAAAAGGTAAGACAGATTGAATGGCTGGCCCGAAAGGGTCTTTTAGGAGTGAAGGTTGAAGAATAATATTGTGCAGGGGTATGAGATATACAGTTGATTTGATTTTACGCTATCAGAGCGCTTTCGGTTTTGTCGGGGGAACATTGACAGGCGAACTTGAAGGTCTGATCAATAGGAGCATTTTTAAGGCCGGCATAGATTATAACGAGGCGCGATGGAAGGCCGAAAGCCTGAACAGGGGAGAAAAGACGCTTGATGCAAGCCTGTATGCTCCGACTGATTGGCATTGGGCGGAAATGACGTTGACATATGAAAAACAAAAGATGAATTTTGCCATCGGCGGGTTGACATCGGAAACGAAGGATGTGTTTGCTCCTCCTCCTCTTATGCGCTTTAGAAGAACAAAGAACATCACCGTAACGGTGGTGGATGGCGGTGACGAAGCGGAAATAGTAGAAAATTTCGGGGTAAACAGCTGGGATATTGATCTGAATGGTCTGCTGGTGGATATGGACGAACATGGATATCCGGGAGCAAAGGTTCGTCAGATTGCCAGGTTCTTTGAAATCAATGATGTGATTGACGTGGCATGTCCGCTGTTGCTGGACATGGGCATCCGGTCGGTCTATTTCAAGGAACAGTCATTTGAGCCTGTCGAGGGATTTCCGGACACGGTGAAGTATTCGCTGACGGCTAAAAGCATCAAGCCTGCGCTGTTTTCTCTAATTTAATCAAAGATATGCTGTATTTAAATCTGTGTTCACGGCTGACTATCGAGCCGCAGACGGGGCGTAAAGTTGTATTGGACCGTATTTCATCAGCTGAGATCAGCAAGACGGTGGAGGTACTCGGAGATAAGGCTACAGTGGTGATTCCCAAGCGGTATGGAGACGGGAAGGATGAGTTGACATCTTATATTTCAACAGGTGACAAGGTACGGCTGGAACTGGGGTATAATAGGGATTTAAAGATTGAGTTTGAAGGATATATACGTGAGATTGAAAGTGGATTCCCGATGAAATTACACCTGGATGATGAAACGTTTCTCATGCGGTCGAATTCGTTTGTAAAGTCGTGGAAAACCGTAAAGCTGAAGGAAGTGCTGGAATATATTGCTCCAGGATATGAAATAGACTGCCATGACGCGGAGCTGGGTAAGTTCCAGATAGACAATCAAAGCACGCTGACAGTGCTTCGGGCATTAAAGGAACAGTACGGCTTTTATTCGGCTATCAGGGGAAAGAAGCTGGTATGCAAATTTAAGTATGAGATAGTGGAAGCAAAGCAGGTACATGTGTATAATTTTTCAAGGAATGTGAAGAAAAGTTCGCTGAAATATAAGCGGAAGGAGGATAAGAAGATACGGATTAGGGCGGTGGGTTATAACCGCGATGGCAAGAAGATAACGGAGACGGTGGGCAATAAAGAACATGCCGTGACCGTTAAAACAATGAGTTTTACAAATAAAACGGCAAAGGAGTTACGGGAACTGGCACTGGCTGAATACAAACGGGTTTGTTTTGACGGATTTGAGGGAAGCGTGACGGGGTTTGGGGTCCCATTGACAAATGCGGGAGATACATTGAAAATCGTCTCTCCGCGAGAACCGGAACGCGAGGGGCGGTATTTGATAGAAAGTGTTACGGTGAGATATGGGAATGCTTATTATGAAAGGATTAACAGGTTAAGTTACAGGGTATGACAGCAGAACAGGCTTTTGGGGAAATGGTTCAGACGTTGATGCGATCAATGAAAGGTTACGTAGCGGACGCCCGGCTGAGTATTGGCAAGGTGAAGGAAGTGAATCTGGCGGAAGGTTCGTGCGATGTGGAACGTGACGGAAGTCCTGACCTGTATGATGTGAGGCTGAATGCTGTGATTGATGAAGGGATAACGGATAAGTTTACAGTGGTTCCTGCTGTGGGGAGTTTGGTAATGGTAATGTCTCTTGGTGAAGCTACGGAAGCGATGGTAGTGGCTACTTCGAAGATTGAGAAAGTGGTTATTCAGACAGGTGAAATTTCGGTTGATGTGTCTGCTGGCGGTGTGGTGATGAATGGCGGCAAGTTGGGGGGATTGATTGATATAACTAAGTTGACAGAACAGGTGAACAGGCTGGTAGATGCGTTCAACGGGCATACACATACGATTCCATCCGGTGGAATAAACACACAGGGAAGCGCGGCGGCACAATCTACAGTGACTCCGGTAACGGTTCCCGCAGTGGAACAGAAAGCGGCAAAACTGGATAAAGCGGATTATGAAAATGAAAAGGTAAAGCATTAGGGTATGAGACGGGGTATTTTGCTGGGGGCCGGCGGAGATTTGAATGTGAAAGTGGTACGGGATTCTTCCGGTCTGATTACTCAAGGGTTGGTGGTGGGAGAAAGTGATTATGACCATGTGGAATTGATAGTGGAAAGCAATCAGGGAGATTTTAAGGATTATCCGGTATTGGGGTGTGGTGAGAAATATTTGAAAAGCGTCGGGCGGATAGCGGAAATGAGGGCCGATATATTGACACAGCTGGAATTGGACGGGTATAAGGCAGATGTAAAGGTGAGCGACACGGGAGAACTGGTGATTGATGTAGAATGAAGTTAATAGAGCGAGATGAGAAAAAATGTACAGTTATGGGTAGCGGTGTTTCTTTGCATTTGTGGGGTGGTGTTGCTCTTCTGTGGTTTTTGGGTGAAGCCCACAGGCGAGATAGATAATACAGTACTTATTGCTTATGGTGAGATTTCAACTTTTGCGGGTTCGCTGTTCGGATTTGATTATGTGCGTAATACAGCGTTTAAACGCGGTTTAAACGATATTGAAAAGAGACTTAAAGACAAGGAGGAAAAAAAGGATGAATAAACCTATTTACATTGTGATTCATTGTTCTGCAACACGGGAGGACAAAGATTTTACTGAGAAACAGATTAACGAGGCGCATCTGGCGCGGGGATTCGGAAAATGGGGATACCACTATTATATCCGGAAAGATGGCAGGGTGGTTCCCATGAGGGCAGAAAACGAAACAGGAGCGCATGATAATTGCCTTGTTCTGGGTGAGAAGTTTAGTTATAACCGTTGTTCGATAGGGATATGTTATGAGGGCGGATTGGACAAAAACGGTAAAGCGAAGGATACACGGACGGAAGCTCAGAAAGCTTCGATGAAAATGCTGGTACAGGATATTTGTAAACGATATCAAATTATGGATGTGTTGGGGCATCGGGATACTTCACCTGACAAAAACGGCAATGGTGTAGTTGAAAAATGTGAGTGGCTGAAGGAGTGCCCATGCTTCGATGTAAAGAGTGAATTTTTCGCCTGGTTGCCTGCTGTAATTGTTAAGCCATGATGAAAAAAATACTGGTGTTATTGATGGCGGTTTCGCTATTCTCCTGCTCGATCAAAAAAGTAAGTACGGAACAAACGGATTATTCAAAGTTGGTGAGTGAATGGCGCGAGCTGGCTGCTAAATACGAAAAACGGACGGAGATATATCGGGATAGCCTGATAACGATGAAAGGGTTGATCGAAAAGAGCAGTAATGTGGCTGATAGTATTTCACATCTTGAAACGTCGTATGCGTTGAGCGACGCGGCTATTATGAATGGGAAGCTATATCATTCTATCGAAAATAAAGACAGTATCCCAGGGCATATGAGATTTGTGTTCATAGAGGTGGAAAAGCGTGATACATTGCTCGTTTTCAAAACAGATACCGCTTATAGGGAAAAGATAATCAAAACGGAGACGGTAAAGGAAAAAAAGCGTTTGGGGAATGAGTTTTTCTATACTTCCGGCTGGGTGCTATGGATAGTGATTCTGGGCGTTGGTATATGGTTTCTGTATAAGGTGAAAAAGAACGAGAAATGAAAATCAAGGTACTGTCCGGACAATCGTTGGTGGATATTGCGATACAGGTGTATGGCAATGCTCAGGGAGTGTTTATGCTGGCACAGGAAAACGGGCTTGGTGTAACGGATGAACTGGAACCGGGACAGATACTTTCCTATTCGCCTGATGGGGTTATTGACAAAGGGATAGTGCATCACTATGCTGTAAAAGGTATCTTTCCTGCTACAGCGGTTGTGGATGATTCAGGAGTGTTTGATGATAGTTTTGACTTAACATTTTTATAATATGGCCCGGACTATTAATGAGATTAGCCAGGAGATAAAAGAGGCGTTTGTTGCTGATGAAGTGATTCGGGAGATATATGATCTTCAGCCCGGATTACCATTCGACGGACAATTTTCAAAAGTAAGTATTGAAGCCAGGCTGATTTACGTCTTTGCATCTGGTGTTTGGTTAATGGAGCAATTATGGGGTGTATTCCGCTTCGATGTAGAGAAGAAAGTGGATGAAAGTTATGTGACTTCCCTGTCATGGTATTACCGTAAAGCACTGGAATTTCAAAAAGGGGATTCTCTGGTATTTAATGACAAAACATATTCTTTTGGATATCCGGTAAAGGACGAAAGTAAACAGGTCGTAAAGAATGTGGCTGTAAGACAGGTTACGGATGATGGGGTAACTAAGTTGAAAGTCTATTTCAGTGATGTGAACAAACAGCCGCTGACAGGCGATCTGCGTGAATCGTTTGAAAGTTATATGCGTGAGATCGGTGCGGCTGGTACACATTATCTTTTCGTCAGTGAAACGCCTGATGCTTTACGCGTGCATCTTCGAGTATATTATGATCCGCTGGTGTTGGACAGTACAGGCACAAGGCTGGAAGGGGGTGGGAAGCCTGTAGAGCAAGCGGTCGAGGCATATCTGAATTCCTTAGAATACGGAGGTACGTTTTACGCTTCAAAATTGGTGGATATAATCCAGGCGACCGAAGGTATTAAAGATGTGACCTTGGATGGGACAACATGGAAAGGAACAAAAGAGAACCGAAGGCGGATAGATGCGGATTCCGGAGCATTTGTCTATGTGAGAAATGAGAATGATGTGGTTTACTCTATTGATTGAATGTATGGAAGTTCAGTGGGATAAGTTTATTATTGAGAGGCTTCCGGTACGTTTAAGAACGGAGTTGATGAAGGCTGTTTGTCTGGCTGTTACTTTGCCTGTAGTTCAAATATATAATGAATTCAGGATATGGAAGAAACGGATGGATATAAAGGCGGGAGGAAGTCCCCAGGTGTGCATGCTGCAAAAGATAGTGAAGGATACGCTGGATATTGATCTCATTATTTCGGAAGGTAACGGAAAACCTGTTGATTTCATTATTCATACGTCATTTACCGATGTAGACAAGGAAAGGCAATTATTCGCATTGCTGGACAGGTATAAATTGGCTGGGAAATCATATATGTATGAAAATGCGGAGGTGGAGTATTCACAACAGTGGAGCGGTTTCGTTTGCGAAAGACAAACGCTGCTTATTCAGTGGCAGGGGTATGTTTGCGAAGTTAAGACTAGAGAAGTAAACTATATATCGGCAAGAATAAACAATAACCGCATATATGTGAAACTGGATTATCCTCCCACAAGTGACATCCGCGTAACCTATGCCATTTACCGGGATAATGGAAACGGGGGAATTGAAGTAGTATGCAGTGCTGACTTTCAGATACAGAAAGGAGAGAAAAACGAACTTTCAAAAAGTTGGAACGGTTCAAGCAATCCTCTTGAAATTGAGGTACGGCAGGACGTTTATAGAGACGATTATTATATATACACAACACGATGGCAGTAATATACACAGGTATGCAGCGCGCGACCGAACTCATGATTGATAAGACAATCGCGGGTGGTAGCTTGGAGGGATATCCTCGTACTTATCGTTTAGGCGATTCTTTCGGAAACCATGTAGCAATGACAAATATACAGTTGGCAGAAATGCCCATTGTGGATTATCAAAGTAGACTGGCAGCTTTTAAAACGTATGTGGAGAGTGTGGAGACAGGGGTGACTATCAATTTAGATGGTGCATATCGTGAGAATTTAACTGAATGCCCAATTAATAGGTGAGAATATGAGTGATGCATTAAGAAGCAGGGCGGAAGGGGTTCGTGATGAGACAAAAAAGCGTGCGAATACCGCTGAACGAGTGGGTTCGGTATTGGTTGATATCGTTACTGAATTAGATGAATTGTCAAAGACGGTTACTGGAGAGAAAGGACTGGAAAAGAAGGTAGACGAATTGGCTGAAAAGGTAGAGGCACTGAGTAGGAAACTAGACGAATTTATGGGTTTTACCTATATAGAAAGTATTGATTTTCCCGCCGAAGGTGGTACGGTCAAAATTGGAGTAAAAACAACTTGTAAAGAATGGGAGGTGACATGATGACAAGAACATAACAACACAACATTAGTTCTAAAAGAACTTAGGA